TACGATCTTGTGATAAGGCTGCTGCAATTCCAGAAGCATCGGAACCGCCTAACTTTGAAAGAGGAACTTGGTGAGCAACTAAAATATCATCACGATTTTGTTTTCTATATTCTTTGAAAGATCCATCTTGGATACCATTTTCAATTGGCTCCATTTTAAATTCAACTTTGCTGTTATCACTATCCCCTGGAAGTGGTATATACAAAGTTCTATGTGACTGCCCCTTTAAGTTTGTTTGTAAAAATCTAAACATTTTGTCTTCGGCATCGGCAGATAGTTTAGCACCTTTAAGAGTTACAACATATCTTGGTACCGCCTTATTAGAAAAATAGTCAATGTTATATTGAGATGCTAATTGATCGCCATGCAAAGATGATATAGCAGAAATAATGTCTGGTACTCCATAAAATGTGTTTAGCGGTGAGTATTGTTTAAAATGAATAATTTCATTTGGACGATTATCGGATGTTACTGGGTTAGGATTTTTTGCTCCAAAGTTTCTAAAATAAACAACCTTGTTTGCAATAATTTGAACAAATCCATCACGCATACGACGCACACGCATAGTTGTTGATGGTATATGTCCAATGTAGCCAATCTCTCCCCTTACTGTTCTACCAACTTCTAAGTATCCATTTCCAGTTGCCTGAACATCTGTATAAACCTTTTCCATTGTTGTTGTAAAAGAGTCATCATTGTTTAAACTCTCCAGCCAGTCTGTAAGTTCAATCTTTGATCTTTCAATTCGTTTACGAGCACGATCTGTAGCGCCACCATCAATTGAAGATTCTAACTTAAGCATTGTCCTAGGAGAAATTTCAAATTTATATCCTAGTCCAACAATATTTTCCACTTTAGCGTCAATTGCTGCATGGTTAGCAAAAGAAGTATCATAAAAATTTGCAAGTTCATAAACATTCCATGGAGGGGTGATAACATCAAAAAGTCCATAAGCATTACGATATAAAACTCCTGGGTTGATTTCTTTAGATTGTGCTCCATTAATTCCTGAGTTAACTGCAAGAGCGCTATCCATGTATGCTGGCGTTGCCTCTACCTTGGACATTCGTGCTGCACGTCTTTTAAAGTTATTGTCCAGTCCAGATAAATTTTTTAATTCTTCCCAGGTTTTGTTAAACGGATCGCTTTTTTTAAATTCATTTGCAGGCTCTTCGATGTCGTCAATCCTTGCGCCAATTCTATACTCTACTTGGTCACTCATTATTCTTCACTTCCCCATTTTTTGACAGTTTGCTGTGCTGCGTGCACTGCTCCTAAATCATTCATGCTTGGGATCAAACCTTCTGCCATTCTTTGCTTTTGCTCTGAGTACTCTTCTTCTGATATACGATTAAGCCCTGGAACAAAAACACAGTCACCATCTCCAGGATCCCCATAATGTCTTGCTGCTTCTTTTAATTTTGACATACTGGATAGGTCCCCCTTCATTGATGGAATGTTTAAAACTGATCCAGTTCCGTCAGTAAACCATTTTCCGTCAGCCTTTTTGTATACATACAGGCCCCAATCATACATTTTATCTATAACTTTAATGCGAGATTCGCCAATTTGGCCCTTCATTTTGGGCAGTTGTTTACGCTTTTTATTATTATTTGCATATTTCATAACCATCAGTATACCATACTATACTGGTATTTCAGTCTTTGTTTGCCACGCAGTATCCGAAAATATCTTAATTGAATCTCCCACAAAATTTAGACTTTCTGTAGTGTTGCTATCAACAACAATCTTATTTCTTCCTATGTATTTTTTATAAACAATGGATGGATCAACTCCGTATAACTCTGAAGACTCCGCAACTAAAACTCCATTCCAGTTGTAGGAAGAGTACCAGTATGACCAAAATAGGTCGACTGTTCCGTTATTTTTAATCCTGAGCCAAGGCCTATAAATTTTACTTTGAATTTCCTGCAAGTCTGTAGCCTGATAATTTGTAATACTATTAAATACAAAAGGCCCATTTAAATTTATTGAGCCCAGAAAATTATTTAAATCAAGGCTGTTGGCAAATGAAACACCAAAAACTGCCCACTCTTTTGCCTCAATTACTGGATCTTTTACCAGGTTGCCATTAATATAAAATGCTAGCCCGTTTACTGCCTGACCAGTGCTTTTATTAAGTGCAAATAATTTTCCTCTGTCGCCCTTTTCGCTTACAGCAGAAACATAGAATTGAATAGTATCGTTTTTATGCTCTAACTCGCAAACTTGAGTTGCTCCATATGGGAATTTATCAAAATCATACCTTAGCCACATCTGGAATGCAGATATTTTATAATTATTAGATGTGCTTCTATTTAATGGAATTCCTATTCCCCTGTTAATAAATGGGCTAAAAGAACCTCTTATTTCTATTCCACTTTTTCGTGTTGAGTATAAATATGGAACGCTTTCTTTTGTAATGCTAATTGGGTTCTTTGCCTTATAATCAAAATAAATACCAGTTTTTTTGTATGGATAAATAGGAAGACCAAATCTAGTTCCTATACTTTTTGCATGGTTGTGATCAAAAGCCTGAGAAGATATTTCTATTTTTTTTAGTCCAATATTTTTATATTGTGTACCCTGAAGATTTGTAACTAAATGAATAACTATTGCCAAGTCATTAAAGTTTAACCCTGCGGGTGGGTAAATTATTGTGTTATCTGCAACTTCAAATACAGTATTTTGCCAATTGGGATAGTTTGACATGTTTAAAATTTTGTCATTTCTAATTGGGCTAACATATGTAAAATTTTTAAAGTTTTTATTTGCTCCAGCAGTTATATACTGAAAACTTATGTAACTCTTTATACTTGAACTTTCCGTATTATAGAAGTATGTCTTTGTAGATTTTTGCTCAATATCTTGATAATTTTCCCAACCAGAGAAAAGGGCATTGTCTAATTGTGCATATGTTCTTTGAACTGTATGATCATACTCTAATTCTAAAGAGTTATAGTCCCAACTGGCGGTTTGTTCTGTTGAGTAGACAATAGTAGGAGATGGGTAGTCTATATTAAACTGTAACATATCAAGATCATAAATTCTCTTTCCACTGGGGTCATCTACGTAGGAAGCAAAATATGACAAAGGAATGTAGTCTTCCCAATATCCTGCTGAAGAAATATCTAAATAGTAATTATTGTAATGAAGGAATCCTTGTAGAGTATATGTGGCTGTGTGATTTAAAAAATCTTCTCCTAAATCAATATCGCATAACCCATTATTTAAAAAATGTTGATTAACTGTATTTACGTTGTAATTGCTAAAAATATGGAATTTATAAAATTTTCCTTCAAAATTTTCAGTTCCATTTTGATTTGCACCAATGTATATTTTTAGTGAATTCTTGTTTCCAAAAAACTCATCAAGATTTGAACCAAAATAAGATATCATTTTGTCAAGTTTAAACCCTACGGGAATATAAGTATCTAAACTTATTTCATCAAATACGTTTAATGTAGTTAGATTGTTATCATAATAAAAATAATATTTTATTTCTAGATCTTCTAGAGTGGCTTTAAAATAATTTTCAGTATTTGAATCATAAACTGTAAATATTGTTTGTACATTGTCTTTGTTTAAGTCAAACTTAATGACAGCAGACAATCCATGGATCTCGTCGTCAATCATTGAAAAATTATCGAAATATGCGTAGGTCTTTTTGTTATTCCATGCTGAGTTTGGCCTAAAAGAAAAATATGTTTTTGTTTCATCTTGAATATCATAATTATCACTTACAAAATTTAATTCTGTTTTATCGTCTAAAAATAACGTTGGAAGTTTATGTGTAGACAAAGACAATGTTTTTTCTGTTGCAGACATATTGTCAAAGATTCCTTGGTTCCAACTTCCATTATTTGGATATGAATAATTTGAAGTATATTCTGAATATGGATAGTCTATATAAATTGATGATGCCCCGTAGGCTGAGTTAATTGTTTCTGGAGATATAACAGCCTGCCCGTAAGCCAGTCTTTTTTTAGCGATTAGTGTAGGCACTATATAAGAGTATACTGCAACACAATCTATCTCATATGGACTAACGTCTTCATAAGAATAAAAGCCAAGCCAATCTAATTCTTTCCCTGAATTATTAAATTCTAGTGGTAATTCTAACTCTGATTGTTTTAAGTTTAAAATAATTACCTGCTCGCCATTAACAATTAACGATGCTGTGTTTTGTGTAATTGTAATCTGAATAAGCATTGGCCTATACCACTCGCCAACATAATGAGAAGCAAAGTGTTTGCCAATAGACAAACTAATAAAAGCATCTTCAACATATAGGCCATCTTCTGATCCTATTGGACCAAAAATTCTTGTTGGCTCTTTAATGTCAGAGTTTATTCTCATCCACATTTCAACTGTATAATCTTTGTACCTTCCAGTTTCATTTAAAAATCCAAAACCTGGAATAATTAATGATGGCATGCCTGCATTTGGAATAATCTTAGTAATACTGTCTGATCCGTATGCCATGGGAACACTTGTGTTTTTAGCACAAAGTCTATTATTATTTATTAAGTAGTAGCCATTTTTTATTCCAGAGATATACGAGTTTGCTTCTACGCATTTGGTAATTCCTGATAAAGCAATAGTGCTTGGAAGTGGTAAAGATGTTGCCCCTAAAGAAGTTGTATTAAAATTTTCTGAGCATTGGCCTAAAGTAAATCCATTAGTAAAAATCTCATAGTTGTCAATATTAGATGCACCACCATTAAACTCAATCTTTATTAATGGCCTAAAAGATGTACTTTGAGATGGATATGTAGAATTGTGAGATAAAAAAATCCATTTTTGTGAGATATCAGTCACATACTTTGTAATGCTTTCTACTGTTTCTCCAGATGATGTGTCATTATATTCAAACCCTATCGATATTGACTTTAAGTATGCACTATTAGTGTAAAAATAACATCCAGATGTTAGGGTTGCTAGGCTGGAATTTAATTCATCTAAATCAATTAGGTCTGCACCTACAAATTTTATTTCCTTAGAAACTTCTAGGAAATCATCAAATTGTATTTTATTTAAGTGACTACTTAAAAATGGCTTGTTTAAATCTATATTGCTTGTAGTTACAGATGCGTCTAAAAAGTTCCATCCAGCCAAATTTCTTTGATTATTGGATACTAAAGATAAATAATCAACATTGTCATCTAGCGACCACAAGCCTATTGGATGTTCGGCAAAAATTTTTTCTGCATAAAGGTTTGATTGAATAGACATTGTTAGTCTATTTTATCATATTAAAGGTTTTTAAACCTTGGATTTCCCCAAGTGATTTCGTTGTATTTTAATCCAGGATACGGAGACTCTCCTACTGGAGCATTCCAAAAATCAGAAACAAATAGGTCGCCCTCATCTATTGTGGTTATCTCTCTTTGAAACTCTTCTGTCTCTGGAAATATAACGCAGTCTCCTGGCTTTAGATCTACGGCAATTTTATAGTTTTTAAATTTAAGTTCTCCCCCCGAATGTGAGTCTGTCCATTTTAAGATAGACCTAAATACATTCTTTGGTCTATTTGTAGACCATTGCATAGGAAAGGTTTTTTCATTGGTAAGTCTAAAAATATAACTTTTTCCAAGAATTGGAGGATCATAAAAAATTTTAGTCATGTCACTAACCGCAACCCCTATTGCAGTTACATATTTTTCAAAAACAGCAACAACTTCTCTTGTCATATCTCCATACGTGGCGATGTCAAATTCAACGTTATGTTGTGAGTATAGTGGATCATGAAGGGGAATGTGGTCTTCTTTTGTTTGAAACTTTACAGTATTAATAAAATCTTGAACTAACTTAATATCTTCTGCTGTAGCAACATTAATTATTTGATAAGTCATAACAATTCCTTTACTTTCTTGATTTTAATTATAGCACATTAAGGTCTAGTTTCTAGGAATCCACAACTTTTCATTTCCCTTGTTATGATACCTTGCCATAACAAACAGTAAATCTGAGAGCCTATTTAAATATTTTGCAATATTTATATTTAAACTATCCACCTTCCAAACCTCACGCTCTGCCCTTCTCACAACAGTTCTTGCATTGTGCAAAGGGCCTGTGGGTAAAACGAAAGAGTTGAGTGGCTCTAAATGTTCGTTATAATCATCAATTATATTTTCTAAATAAATAATTCTATCTTCTGATATTGTTATTGTTGGGGCACCAGATAATTCCGCTCCCAAGTCAAACAAATCACTTTGTACTCTATCTATAATGTCATTGTGAAACTCAGTTGCCATGCCTATAGCAGAGTTTGCTTCATCTACCGCCCCAATTGCCTCAATCAGATCACTGCCCTTATGTATTCTTTCATTAGTAGCAGTTGATGTATGACCATCATCACCAGTCTTTGTATAAATGCGAGTTAGATGTACCATTAGTGCCCTGTTAAAGAACGCCAAATATCTATTGTTTTAATATTGGCTATATGTAAACAAAGCAATGTCAGTGCAAACTGAACAATTACTTTATAATAAGATTTTTGATCTACATGTTTATCTAATAGTCTCATGGGAATACCACTTTTCCATTATTAGCCCAAACCAAACCTATTGAATCCCCTGGACTCAAAAGTTGTTGATCTATTGCAAGTTGTCCCCAACCCCACTCGCTTTTAGGGAAAGGAATTAATTTCTTTTCTTTAATAATAATTGCCCAGTATGCCTTTTCTGGTGGCATTGATTGACAAGACTCTGCCTTTTCGTTTGGCAAATTGTTAACTCTACAGACAACGGCTAAACCATATTTTTTAGTTCCCTCTATTTCAAAATTTGCCCTCTTTAAAACATCTAGCGCAGTCATGTTGTTATTTGCATCTATACATTTAGTTATTTTTGTGCCTTTGTCTAAAACATTATAATCAACATATAGATTGATGCATCCGTCTTCTCTATTTATTGCAGATAAGCCAAAAAAAACTAACACAAATACTGCTACAGACATCAGTATTTTTTTAATCATATTTATTTAACCTTTATCTCGCAATAGTCTGTAGTGCAATACATTTCCCCTTGAGCCTCAAGATTTTCTGCCCCATCATAAATAGCAGACCAGTTAATCTTGCCAATTTTGCCAACATACTCACTGTAATCTTTTTCTGTAATTTCTGTGTATGGTTGCTGTGGATAAGTTTTATTTCCCATTGGAAGAAATGAAACTGCCTTTAATTGGCCTTCGTACATATTAAGGGCTGGAGCAATAAACTTTGTCTCTTCTTCTTTATCAAAAGAAAGAGTTACAGAAACACCATTGTCTGACCAATATTTTTGAGCAGTTGCTGCCAAGCCAATTTTTTCAAATAGGCTAACTTCTTTCTCGGAGCGCTTGTGCCCTGATGCTACTGGGAAATAGACTACTTGAGTATTTGCTGAAACTAGGTCTGGTTCAATTTTATATCCCGCCGCTTTAAGTAAATGTATCATTGGATCAGTGTCCCCAAAACGGATAGCACGAAGATAAAATGCTCCGCCTGGCCCCCAGTGAACTCCAGGGGTAGCACCAGAGAGAAGTGAAACAGATCCTGATGGCTTAACTGTTGTTACACGAACCGACTCACGAACACATAGCCATTCTGAATAGGAATGGTCATACTTGCGAATTGTTTTGTAACCTTCATCCATCCATTCACGAATAACTGGAAGTCCATGCTCGTCAGCAAATGCAGCAATACCTGTAAGAGATGTGCCAATGCGTCGATTACGTTGCATGATACCGTTTGTAATTGGCCAGTGTGTTGGCATAAGCGTAACAGTTTTTCCATACAAGTAAGCAAACTTCAATGTCTTTAAAAAGTCTTCTTTTGAATTATGGCGATTAAGGTGAACCTCTACCAAAGTACAAAGTTCATAAGACTCTAATGGTTGTTCTGCACAGGGATTAAAACCCATAACACGTGCATCTTTGTAGTCTGGGGCATCTGCAAGACGACCATAGTCACGAGCAACTCCAAGCCAAATAAAACCTGGCTCTCCATTATCGGCAATTAAATCTACATAATCTTCATATTTTGTTCCAACCTCAGCAGCAATAGAATTATTACTCATCCATGCCCAACCTGGTTTATCTGGATCATAGGAGTTTCTCTCTGCAAAAACTTCTGGATTCTTGAGATTAATGAAGTCTTTATCTTCTGGGGTTCCTAGTGCAAGAGTTGCAGAACGACGAACATTTCCAGAAACAACACAAGTTCCAATGAGATTTACAATGTCAACAATTGCACGACTATCAAGTGGCTCAGTCGCTCTAGAGCCTATAACATTCCTGATACGTGTATGAAGGTCAATAAGTGGTTCAGGACCGCTAGCGACCCCTCCAAAGCCCTTAATTGGTGCTCCTAGAGGACGGATAAGGTCGTAATTAAATTCCTGGATTGATTGATTTTGGCGTAAAAATGAATTAATCAAAAGTCTT